TATTGCACACAAAGTAGCCACTGAATCTCAACCAAATCTGCTACAAGGAAAATTTGATCCTGAAAAAGCAGATCAAGTTTTTCCAGCTTTAATAGAAGGTTTCGAAAAGAAATGGACGGGTAAAGATGAATCTCCTTACAGGGATTATAGTGACGCAATGTTAAAGATGAAAGATCCAGATGATTTAAAAATGACATACAGAAATAATCAAATGAAAGAAAATCAGGATCAAAACCGTTTCGGTTTTAAGTACGGTGGAAGTTGGGTTGATTGGAAAATTAATTTCGATAATCAGATGACGTTTGAAGAGTATCTTCAAATGGATCTTAAGAATAAAAAATCTTCTAAATTAAACAAAGCTGCAGGTGGTCCGGCATATAAACCGATCTATGGAAAAAATGCTCAATCTGTATTAAACCTATTACAGAGAGATGGATTAAAAGATGGATCACCGAAGAGTCCAAGTAAGAGAGCTTTTATAAAAGGTTTAGGTGCATTAGCTGTATTACCCATTGTTGGAAGATTTTTCAAACTTGGAAAAGTTTTCGAAAGAGCATCTACTTACACAGGACCAACAATAGACAAAATTAAAGACATGCCAGAATGGTTCCCTGGTCTTGTTAAAAAGCTCTGGAACGAAGGTGAAGATGTAACTAAAAAAATGGCTTACAAAGATAGACAAGTTGTTAAAAGAGGTTCACTTGAAGATGGGGATGATGTGGATATGATTTACGATTTAGATACTGGGAACGTAAGTATAAATGTAGCTCCTAAAAAAGGAACTTATGAAACTGGAAGTGGTGCGTACAACAAAGAATATTCTTTAGATTATCAAAGAGGTGATGTTATTGAAGAAGGACCATATGCAGGTAAGAGAGGTCCCGGTGAATTTGGTGTTGCTGAAGGACGTCCAATTCAAACAGGTGCGGATGATTTTGACATAGATTATGATCAATATCTTGATGTAGATGATGCAATGTCTGATTTAACAGAACTAGAAGCGTTTGCTAAAAATAAATCAACTAAACAAATTCATAAGCAGAAAGGGACTAAGAAAAAAGACATATTCCCTGATTATGACCCACCTGAATATGACCCGAACTAAATACCCTAAAACATGGCTTCTTCCGCCCAAATCTGGACCCGTGCCTCAAGGGTTGAATTTAAAATATAACAATGTTAAAACAGTGCGATTGGAGAAAATAAATGGCAGAAATAGACAAGGCGTTACCAAACGTAGACGAGACTCTTGAGGTAACTCAAGATGAGATGGTTCAAGAAATTTCTGAACCAGAAAATAGAGAAGGTACACCTGAAATAGTTACAAACGAAGATGGAAGCGTTGATATTAATTATGACGAAGGGAAATTACCTCCTTCAACTGATCACTACGCAAATTTAGCTGATTATTTAGAAGAGGGAGAATTACAAACTTTATCCACAAATCTTATAGAAAATTATAAAGACTATAAAACATCTAGAAAAGATTGGGAACATAGTTATACAACTGGACTTGATTTATTAGGGTTTAAATATGAAAAAAAATCAGAACCATTTAAAGGTGCGTCGGGGGCGACTCACCCGGTTTTGGCTGAAGCTGTTACTCAGTTTCAAGCGCTCGCTTATAAAGAGCTACTCCCAGCTACTGGACCAGTAAGAACACAAATTTTAGGGATGAATACCCCTGACAAAGTTCAACAAGCTAATAGAGTAAAAGAATTCATGAATTACCAAATCATGGACAAGATGAAAGAATATGAACCTGAATTTGATTCAATGTTATTTCATCTTCCTTTAGCAGGTTCGACTTTTAAAAAAGTTTATTATGATGAATTAGTAGGAAGACCGGTATCAAAATTTGTTCCAGCCGATGACTTGGTTGTTCCATATTCAGCTACCTCATTAGAAGATGCGGAAGCTATTGTTCATGTTATTAAAATAACTGAAAATGATTTAAGAAAGCAACAGGTTTTAGGTTTCTATAGGGATGTAGAAATTCCACCTCCCGGTCAAAGACATGAAACAGAGGTTACTAAAAAAGAACATGAATTACAAGGTGTCTCTAAAACCGGAAGAAATGAAGACATGCATACTATTTTAGAGTTTCATGTAGATTTAGATTTAGATAATTTTGAAGATGTGGGATCCGATGGTGAACAAACGGGTATTAAACTTCCTTATGTTGTAACTATTGAAGAAGATTCACTAGAAGTTTTATCTATCAGAAGAAATTTTAAAGAAAATGATCCTTTAAAAGTAAAAGTAAATTATTTTGTTCACTTTAAATTTTTACCAGGGCTTGGGTTTTATGGTTTTGGATTAATACACATGATTGGTGGTTTATCACGAACTGCCACTTCAGCTTTAAGATCATTACTAGACGCGGGAACATTATCAAACTTACCGGCAGGATTTAAACAACGAGGAATAAGAATTAGAGATGATGCACAATCTATTCAGCCTGGGGAATTTAGAGACGTAGATGCCCCTGGAGGAAGTATCAAAGATGCATTTATGATGCTTCCGTACAAAGAACCATCACAGACTTTATTACAGCTTATGGGTGTCGTAGTTTCTGCAGGCCAAAGATTTGCTTCAATAGCCGACTTGCAGGTAGGTGAGGGTAATCAACAAGCGGCCGTGGGAACGACAGTAGCCTTGTTAGAAAGAGGTAGCAGAACAATGTCTGCAATTCATAAAAGAATATATGCAGCGTTAAAAGAAGAGTTTCAATTATTATCGGAGGTATTTAAAACATATCTTCCCCAAGAATATCCATATGATGTTGTCGGAGGTCAAAGAACTATTAAGCAAACTGACTTCGACGATAGGATAGATATATTGCCAGTTGCTGACCCGAATATTTTCTCTCAATCACAGCGAATATCTTTAGCGCAAACAGAGTTACAGCTGGCAATGTCAAATCCACAGATTCACAATACGTATAATGTGTATAGAAATATGTATGAAGCTTTAGGAATAAAAGATGTTGATCAAATTTTAATAAAACCTGAACCACCTACTCCAAAGGATCCAGCGTTAGAATCTATAGATGCTATGGGTGGAAAACCTTTCCAAGCTTTCCCTGGACAAGATCATAGAGCTCATATTACAGCTCACTTAAATTTTATGGCTACTAATATTGCAAGAAACAATCCAGCGATAATGGGAGCTATGGAAAAAAATGTTTTAGAACATATTAGTCTAATGGCGCAGGAACAAACAGAAATGGAAATGGCACCAGAGATACAACAAATACAGCAGTTGCAACAACAACAGCAACAGCAACAACAAGCTTCCGGAGGTCAACAGCCTCCACCAAACCCTCAAGTTGAAATGCAAATGAAACAGTTTTCAGAAAAGTTTGAAGCTAGAAAAGCTATTTTAATTGCAGAGATGACTGAAGAGTTTATGAAGGAAGAACAAGAAATCACCTCACAATTTGATAATGATCCTCTTGCTAAATTAAAATCAAGAGAGTTAGATTTGAGAGCAGCTGAAAATCAAAGAAGAAAAGAATATGAGACTAAGAGAATAAACTTAGATAGAATGAAAGCTGTGATGAATCAACAGAATCAAGATGCGAGGTTAGAACAGGACGAGGAATTAGCACAAATGAGAGCTGAGACTTCAATTGAAAAAACATTGCTACAAAACGCACTAAAAAAGGAGTAATATGAGCACAAAGGACAAGAACTGGATACAAAGCGCAACTAAGTCTATTAAAAGAAGAGGAACTAAAGGAAAGTGTACACCTATTACAAAAAAAGGTTGCACAGGCAGAGCAAAAGCTTTAGCTAAAACTTTTAAAAAAATGGCTAAGAAAAGAAAAGGTTAATATGTCGGGAAAAAGGAAAAACTGGACAGAGAGCCTGTTTAGCTATAACATTAGATAAATTAAGAAAAAGAGGATAAACATTTATGACAAAGACACCTAAAATTACAAAATTTTTGGCGCAAGATTGTAATAAAGATGGTTATGCTAAAGGTGGTAAGACCATCAAAGCTACCAACCCTTCGGAATCACAGACTGTGATTGTAAGAGGGAATAGAGCAATCAGACCCGCTAAGAGACCTGTCAAAGCAACTTGGTACTAATATGTGGCTAGGAGCAATT